GTTCTTGCCCTCGTGGTTGACGACGGTAGGCAGTCCTGAGCGCTTGCGGAAGACGTCCGCCACGGCCTCGGAGAGCTCGACCTGCCAGCCGTCCTTGATCCAGCTCGTGCGCCAGTCGAAGCCGGACGCGCCAACCTCAGGCTCACCGCGGCGTGCCTTGAGCTCCAGAATCTCACGGGCGAACCAGTTCGGCTCAACCCGAGCGCGCTCCCGCATCTTGCGGGTCGCCTCGAGAATCGCGCTCAACGCCACCTTCCTCTGCAATCAGCCGGGCGAACGCACCCGAAAAGGAACCGTCCGAATTCGTGAGGTCGACTTTCTCGCCGTACTTCTTGGGCTGCAGTTTCGCTAGCCTCCACTTCAGCGTTGCGACCCGCAGTTCCGAGCGCTTGACGTGCTCGCCATTGAGCTGCCAGCCGATGACTTCGCCCTCCCCATTGCGCTTTTCCATCCAGTCGTTCGTGCCGTCGTCCGCAATCTCTTGCAGCTCGTCGAACTTCAGCTCGCTCTGAATCTCGCGCGCGCGTGCGTACTTGGTACGAAAAGACTCGTGGACGAGCAGCCAGTCGAAGATCGTCCTCTTACCCGGCATGGACTCATCCCGGCAGATGCTGCGCAGGCTCTCGCCCTCAATGAGTCGATCGCAAATCGCATCAACTAGTTCGTCGGAGTACAGGGAGGGTCGACCGATACCCATTTAGGCTACGAGAGCCTCCTCAAGCGATTCCACGGCGGGAGGGGTAGACTTACCCCGGAACCAGGCGGATACGACCGGATGCAGGCCATACCCTCGGCGGGCGGCTGCGCCATAATGCTTCTGGTGACAGCTCTTGCAGATGGACTGCCGGCCGTCCGGTGACTTACTTGCGCGCCAGAAAAACAGCAATGGTAAAACCGCCTCGCATCGACAGCAGCGTTTCGTGGGGCCACTTATGAGCGAGCCGGCCGGCTTTGGCAAATCATGAGTGTCCACGTGAAGGCGTCCGAGAAGGCGCGGCGTCGCTGGGCCTCCAATCCGCAGGCGCCGCGTGTGGTGAAAAAAATTGGCCGCCGAGTCTATGAGGACGGCAAGCCCGCGGCGAAGAGCCCGCAGTCCGATATCCAGCGACCCAGATGACCATAGGGATCAATTCCCAGCGGCATCCTTCGCGGTTGTATCTGACAGGCTCTGCGCCATGGCGCCGAGTGAAGCAGTCGCCGATGCGATCGCGGCGGCATCAGCCGGGTCAGCCTGATTCGCCTGGGCTGTGGCGAGCTGCCCCTGGAGCGTCGCGACTTGAGCCTGCAGTGGAGCATTTGCACCCAACGCAGCATTCAGTGCGGCCTTGAGGGCGTCCTGGTTGGCATTCGAGGCGTCGACCTTCGCTTTGAGCGCGGCGACTTCGTTGGTGAGATCGGTTACGGCTTGTGACATGGCGGCAATACTCTCCTTAATCGGTTTGATGATGGCAGCGGAAATCGAACCTAGAATCTCTGCAAAACTGAGTTTCATTGGCACTTAGCCCAGGACACGAGTGGAAACGTGTCGAAGCGATTGGTGAGCGCGACTTGAGCGCGCGGTACAGGCCGATAGATTCCATCGGCGCTATGCGTGGCATCACAGGCCGTCCCGAGTGGGACGGTCCCAAAAGCTACCCATGCGTAGCCATCGACTGTCTGTCGCATGCGGTAGGCGGTCGTATCGTTGGTCACGAAACCCGTCGTGGGATTCGCAGGCACAGCAGGTACCTGCGGGATCGTGACGTTCATCGCGTTCGTCGGCGCCGACTCCGCGCCCTGCAGATTCGAGGTCACGGTGAGCGTGTAACACCCCGGCGCGGGTTTCCACGTGTAGCTCGTCGTGAAGGCGAGCAGCGGCATGTTGAGCCGCGTGGCCGCAGCCGTACTCCCACAGGGCTTGGAGTAGATCGCATAGCCGACTTGGGACTGCAGGCTCGCGGGGATCGGTGTGCCGTCCACGTAGGTGACGACCTGCGACCATGCGAGCACGCTGTCAGCGCGCGCAAAGGTGACATATGACACCGCGAGAATCGCGAGCACGCCCAGGATGATGTTGCGCCAGTTGATGTTCACAGCGGCCCCGCTTGAAAGTCGGCCGGCGCGTCGATTCCAGGATGCGCCCAACTCCTGAATCTTTCGACGCCATTGATCGACCAATAGCCAACATTCGCAGATACGCGAATTCCCAACTTGTCGTTTTGCGTGAGCATCGCGCGCACTTCCTCTGGAACCGGAATCCCCTTCACGAACGTCTTTGGAGCTTCCCAAGTCATGCAGCCTCCTGTCGGCGTGCGTGCTGTCGACATAACTCCTCGGCTTCGCCGCGCGAATCCTTCACGCCCAGCAGTTTCGACAGCGAGAACTTTCCCTCTATGACCCCAGCCGCAACGTAGTACGCAGAATGTCTGAAACGTCCGTTCACCATAGCGAGGCAGACCGAGTACAGCTTGCAATCTGACACAGCCGCGTAGGCGGTGATCGACGAGAAGTTCACGCGGCCATCCTTTGCGCAATTTCGCGCTCAGCGTCCGCGATGTAATTGGCCCAAACTGACTTCTGAGTTTCAACCGGCACGCCACCTCCAGCGGCGAGGTCGCGCATATCGACAGCCCACAGGTTCTTAGCGCGCACGAGTCGATCGACGCAGCCTACAAAATCGGACGAGGCATCCGCGTTGCGCGACTTGTCAACACGCGTGCCCTGCACCGTCGCCGGCCGACCGAAGCACTGCGGATCAGACTTGATGCGATCCGTGACATATGCCAGCAAGTGCCGGTTCGCCACGACGTCCCACTCGTCGCCCTGAAAGTTGTCGGGGTTCGGAAGAACCCTCGGGCGCTCGCCCTCATCGAAGTCGTCACTCCCGATCGTCCGGCAGAGCCGCGTGAAATCCGGCAGCGTCGGGACGGCCTTCGCGCCACTGTAGGCGAGTCTGCGCACACCCCGATCGACCTCGGGTTTTTTCAGCCGCGACATCATGGCTACCCACTCAGGCGGCGGAATCGGCCCGTATTTCCGCTCGACGGCATCACCGCCGAACATGCCGACGAAGTGCTTCCACAGTTCGTTAGCGCGCTGCTGCGATGGGTTTTCGTTCGGGTTCATGCTCGATCACTCGGGAGTCGTCGTTGCCGTTGAGGCCCTGCAGGATTCGCTCAGTCGCGGTGAGTTGACGAGGCGGAGGGTGCCAGGGGAGCAGGAAAGGCTTGTCAGGACCCAGGAACGTGCACGCCTGCTTCACGTACTCGGTCCCCGTCTTCCCGGCTGCTTTGCAGAATTCGGCATAGCGCAGTGCGCCGGCGATGAACTCGGCTGCCGTATGGCCTTCCGCCAGCCGCGCGTTCGCTGCCTTCAGGGCCTTGCGCCAGCCCTGATCCCCTGCTCGATTCGGATAGGCCACTTTGAAATCGAGCATCCACTCGGGATTGCTCTGCGCGGATGTTCCACGGGAAACCTGCCTGTGCGTGGGCGGCGGAGCCGCCGTAATATTCTGGGTTGGGTTGGGTTGGGTATCGGAATGAGGATGGGAATCGGAATGGGTATGAGATTTCGAAACGGTTTGCGTAACCGTTCCAGAAGGGTTTCCGCCATCCCCGTATCCCGACCCCGGCAAACTCGCTAGAAAGCTAATGAATTCAGCGCGCCAAGAGCACTGCTCAGGAATCTGATCGACAACTTTCCTGACGGCCTTCCACTGATTCGGGTTCTCTGGCCGGTTCCACTCCAGAAACTTGCGAACCCAGACCCATTTCGTGGCTTCGCAACGGTCTGCGAAACCCTTTGCAGACAGTTCGTCAAACCCTTTGCGAACTGTTTCGACGGACCACGCGAGGTCATCCGAAACATAACCGTCAGAGAGCCGACAGACGCCGGCAATCGTTCCGTGCGAGCACGAGAGCAGGTACACCCCGAGCAGCTTGGCGTCATCGGAGAAGCCCTGCGAGGCTGTGCTCGTCCAGAACGCGGAATAGATCATGCCGTACTCACGCATGGACGTTGCGTTAGCGCGGCACTGAGTCGAGCCACTCGGAAAACCAAATCGTCAAGCCGCACAGCACGGCGAGGCCGATCATCCCGAACACCGTGATTGCGACCGGATGCGGGCGCGGTTCTTGCGACGCTCGTAGGATGTGCTTACGCTGAGCGTTTTGAGCAGACATCGACCCTCCCCTAGAGACGCGCCCCGTGCGCGGCGCGAGCTCCGTTCAACCGGTTGCGAAAAAAGTGCGTTCCGCGGTGAGATATTTACGCGCGGTCTTGGAAATCAGAGACTTCAGAGGCCCGCGGCCGACTTGTATTGAACGACATACATCCGCCTTACGGACGTCTTGCAGGAACCTTGCGACGTTTGTCCGATAGGCGTACAACGCACCGTTGCGGAGCGTCATAGAAAAACCACGGAAAAGAACAATGAATCGGGGCCTCACTTCCCGTTTCCTTTTTGCAAGGTAGCGAGCACGGACGTGATATGCGGCAACATGGAAGCGAGTTCACTCACCGCCGCCCGCTGCTTCGTCGCCTCATCCAATACGAATTTCGCGTTCAGCCAATGGACTGGACGCAAATCCTGCGTCGCCTCAAGGATCTTCGGCAGAAGATCCATGGGTAGATGGCGGGGATCACCCTCGTTCTCATTCAACATCCGCGACAAAGCGGAGGGAGATAGATCGCAATGACTAGCCACGCCCCCGAGACCGATCCGGCATCCATAGACGCTCGCGGCGACGACCTGCTTGAGGGTGCGGAATTGCTCCGTGATGCCCGGCTCGAGATCGAACGAGAACTGAAGCTTGGAAACTGCCGCCCTCATGTCTTTCCGGTACTTTCCGACCCAGCCGACAACAACTCGGCGATCATTGATTCAACGAAGAAAAATCAACCGCGTCTGCGGGTGGTAGTGGACAACGATCGTGAAGATTCAGCGGCTTTCGGCAGCGGATATATGTCTGGCCGCAACTCGTGCCTGGACACTCCAGAGACTTCCTCGACCGTTAGCACGCGAAGCGGTGGCACCCTTCCGGAGCGGCGCCACTTCTGCACGGCCTGGTATCGAACGCCACACTTGGCCGCGAAGGACGAAAGTCCGCCGGCCGCCGAAATTGCTCGATCTACTACGTCCATGGG